ACCTTCATTTGATGTGGTAGATAGCAGTCTGGCAAATATTTCAAACAAATTTACCGACAATGCCGGTGCGCACAACAGTATTTACAGAGGTAAATATTTAGGAAGCGAAGTTACAACTGAACAATATGACGCCATTTCAAACGGCACTTTTGAAGACTTATATATAGGTGATTATTGGACTATTGGCGGTGTTAATTATCGCATTGCCGCGTTTAATTATCACTATAACGCTGGAGATACAGCTTTAACAAACAATCATGTTACACTTGTACCTGATGATACCCTATATGATCACGTAATGAATGATACAGACACAACTGACGGGGGATATATCGGCTCTAAAATGTACACCGAAGGATTAGATAGTGCAAAAACAACTATAAATTCTGCTTTTGGCAGTCATGTTGTTAATCACAGAAAATTTTTGTGTAACGATGTAAGTAGCGGAGAACAAAGCGGAGCGTCTTGGTATGATAGTGAAGTAGAGCTAATGAATGAAGTTATGGTATATGGTTCTGTAGTTAATGGTGGCGCAAGAGATGGATTATATAATATTGGAGCTGAAAAAACACAACTGCCATTGTTTGCTTTGCGACCAGATATTGCAAATATACGGATCGTATACTGGTTAAGGGATGTAGCATCTGGCGCGTTTTTCGCCGGTGTGCTCAGCCACGGCAATGCGAACCGCGCCTACGCTTCCCATGCTCTTGGTGTTCGCCCCGCTTTCTCTATATCCTAAATCTTAACCCCCTTGTGGGGTGAGATTGAAAGTTAAAGCAATGAAGGAGGTTTTGCGTGTCAGTACCCAAAGGCAGAAGAAAACAATCGCAGTTTGAAGTTATACATCATTATTACAGGCTGAGAAAAATACAAAGGGAAAATGCTAATAAACTATTTCAAAAACTGAAGGAGGAAAACTATGCATAATATTAAACTGGCTGACGGTACAGAATTAAAAGATTTAGAGCTTAATGGTAATAACTACATTTCTGACACAATCATTGAAGATGAAGTATTTAAAGACAATCTAGATACTGTAATTATTTCAGACGAAGAACATCATGACATGCAGTTAATAAAAAACAAAGTCTGTAATGAACAATCATGGTTTATTTTGGCTGAAAAGACGGAGCAGGAAAAAGAAAAAGATAAAATATATAATATAATTGCTGACTTGACAGAGACTGTATTAAACGGAGGTGAAGAATATGAAAACATAGTTGGACAGCCTTATGAAGAGTAAAATATGTTATGAACTGTTACAATAAAAAGTTGATGTGATACACAGATAAAGATAGTATATTAAATAAGATATAACTAAAAAAAAAGGAGGAGTAACTTTATGAATAAAGAATTAACTTTGTTTTATACAGGATGGGCTACATCTTGTAAAAAGGTTTTAGACTACATAGATGAATTAAATGGTGATGGTTATACAGTTACAAAAGTAAACATAGATGATAATCCTGCTTTAGTAGATCAATTAGATGTTAAAGCTATCCCAACAGTAATTCTTTTTGACAACGGAAATGAATTAGATCGTGTAGTAGGTGATATAGATAAAGAAGTTCTAATAGAAAAACTAAATATTTAAGATTGGTGGTGTTTTATGATTGAATACTCTAGGGAACTATGTGATGAAAGACATGATACTGTGTATAATAGACTAGGAGAACATAAAGAAAGATTAAATAATCACGGTGAGAGATTAGACTCCTTAGAACAACATAGATCTAAGGTTGAATATCAAATAGAAAACTTAATTAAAAAGATTGATGATCTCTTATCTACCCTTAATTGGGTGTTAAGGATCATCCTTGGTTCAGGCTTAGGGTTCTTCCTTTGGTACATAAAAGAGGTGATATAAGAGAAATGATTAATAACTTTCAACTTAGTGATCATTTTTGGCTTTATGAGTTTGAGTGTAAAGATGGAAGTCATCAGGTAGTAGTTGATGATAAACTTGTAGAACTCTTACAGAAGCTTAGAGATCGTATAGGCAAACCTTTGATTATCAATAGTGGCTATAGAAACCCTGAGCATAACAAAAGAGTAGGTGGAAGTTCTAACAGCCAACACCTATATGGTAAAGCTGTTGATGTATCCACTAATAACTTAGACATAACACCTACAGAATTAGCTCAGTTAGCTAAGGAAATAGGTTTTGATGGTATTGGTATTTACAGGAATCGTGTACATATGGATGTTCGAGGGTATCCAGCATTTTGGATAGATGAATAGGAGGTAGATATGGGCTTTGGAATTAAAGACATCATTAAAGGTGCTATAGAACCTGTAACTGGTTTGATAAACAACATGCACACAAGTGATGAAGAAAAGAGGAAGATACAGTTAGCTATGGATCAGCTTGTAAATACAGTAACAACTCAACTAATCAATGCTCAAGGAAACATTATAAAAGCTGAAGCTGAATCAGAACATTGGTTGACATCTACTTGGCGACCTATAACAGCTTTGGTCTTTGTGGCTATCATAGCTAATAACTATATAATTGCTCCATACACAGGAGCTTTCTTTGGAACTAGTGTTACCTTAGAGATTCCTCCTGAGATGTGGGAATTACTAAAGATAATGATTGGTGGTTATGTAGTTAGTAGAGGTGTTGAGAAAGGCATAGACAAATACAAAGGAAACAGATAGATACATTAAGCCCTAGGGGTAAAACCTTGGGGCTTTTATTTTTTGGAGGTGTTACATATGAGTAAGATAAATAAGGAAAACAGAAAGAAAACTAACATAGAGGATATACTTTTAGATCTACTTGAAGCAACATCAGAAGAACTTTTAGTGCGTATAGAAAGTGGTGAAGCTTCTCCACAAGACATCTCTAATGCAATAAGATTATGTAAAGAGAATGGTATTGACATAAGTATTAAGAAGGGTGAACCTTTAGATATAATTAGTAAGAAACTTCCTTTTGAAGGTGAGAATGTGGTGAAGATGAACAATGGTTAGTAATGCAGTTTTAGATGACTTTAGAAATTTTTTATATCTTGTTTGGAAACATTTAGGACTTCCTGATCCAACTCCTATACAGTATGAAATAGCTTACTGGTTACAGCATGGAGAAACTAGTGACGGAAAAGAAAGCACACGGAGGAAGGTTCTTGAAGCTTTCCGTGGTGTAGGTAAGTCTTGGATAACTAGTGCTTATGTGGTCTGGAAGTTGCTAAAGAATCCACAGGCAAAGTTCTTGGTTGTATCAGCTTCAAGTACAAGAGCTAATGACTTCAGTACATTCACCAAAAGACTTATCCATGATATGCCTATCTTACAGCATTTGAAACCTAAAAATAACCAAAGAGATTCAAATATAGCTTTTGATGTAGCACCTTCAGGGGCATCTCATGCTCCTAGTGTGAAGTCTGTAGGTATCTTTGGACAGATGACAGGTTCTCGTGCTGACGAAATAATTGCTGATGATGTTGAAGTTCCTAACAACTCTTATACACAAGACATGAGAGAGAAACTTTTCAAAAGAATAATGGAGTTTGAAAGTATCTTAAAGCCTAACGGTAAGATTACTTTTCTAGGAACTCCTCAAACAGAAGAAAGTATATATAACAAACTTCGTGATCGTGGTTTCACAGTTAAGATATGGACAGCAAGATATCCAAGTCTTGAACTTATACCTAAGTATGAAGGTTGTTTAGCACAGTCTATAGTTGACAAAGTGTATGCTGATGAAAGTATCATTGGTAAACCTACAGATCCCGATAGATTCGATGAGATGGACTTACTGGAAAGAGAAAATGCTATGGGTAGGTCAGAGTTCTCACTACAGTTTATGCTTGATACAAGCCTATCTGATGCCAATAAGTATCCATTGAAACTAAAGGATCTAATAGCTTTCAGCTTGAACAAAGAGAAAGCCCCTCAAAGTATTACTTGGACAAACCAAAAACAATATATGCATACAGATCTACCTGGTATTGGTTTTAGTGGTGATCGTCTTTTCAGTCCAATGCGAATGGAAGACCAATGGTTGCCTTATGAATCCTCCGTGATGGCTATAGATCCATCAGGAAGAGGAAAGGATGAAACAACCTATGCAGTAGTTAAGCAACTCTATGGCAACCTCTATTTGACTAAATGGGAAGGTCTGAGTGGGGGTTATGACAAAAGGACTCTCAGTAAGTTATCTACGGTTGCTCAGGATCAACAGGTTAACCAAATCATTATTGAGGATAACTTTGGTGATGGTATGTTTACTGAGTTATTTAAACCTATCTTAAACAAAATATATAGATGTGGTGTTGAAGAAGTTAAACATAATAAACAAAAAGAAAGAAGGATCATAGATACTTTAGAACCTGTAATGAATCAACATAGACTTATAGTTAGTTATGAAGAAATTGTAAAAGATATTGAAGGCACATATAAAGATAACAAAATGGTATATAGCTTACTGTATCAAATGACTAGACTTACTAAGGCTCGTGGTTCTCTTAGACATGATGATAGAGTTGATGTGTTAGCTATGGCAGTTCAATACTGGACTGAAAGTATGGCTAGAGATAATAGTCAAGCTATAGAAGATTACAAGGAGGAAATGAGAGATGAAGAATTACGAAGGTTTATGGAGGATTCCGAAGCATTACATAGCTTCGAGCAAACAGACATCCGATATAGATCTCTCAAAACCTGAAACAGTAGATAATTTTACTCCCCCACTATAGAAGGGGGGGTGGAAGAACTATAGATAAACTATAGATAAACTATAGAAAACTATAGAAACTTCTTTTTAGAGAGTAATATAAAAAAAAGAAATTGAGATAGAGAAGCATAAGGAATCGGGAGGAGTAAACTCCCTCCCTCTCCCTTATGTATAGCTTTAAAATAAAAGATAGAGGGAATGAACTAAGAAGACAATCTCTATAGATAAACATTAAGAAAGCATTAAGTAACACATATAGATAACCTTATGTAGAGGGGTTGGTGGATGCATTGAGTTGTTCCGAAGGTGTGCCTTGAGTTGTTCCGAAAGCAGGGCTGAAAGCCGTTCCGAAAGCAGGGCTGAAAGCCGTTCCGAAAGCAGGGCTGAAAGCCGTTCCGAAAGCAGGGCTGAAAGCCGTT